AATGTTTTACTGTTCTCCATTTAAATTAAGTGTTATTTTAATTGATTTCTCTGTTATGTTTTGGTCGATTGTTTCTTTTGGTTTTCCTTGACTGCGATTAAGCAATAGGTCAAGGTTAAATAATGAGTTCTTATCGTGTGATTTTAAAAGCGTTCCTGCAATGATTCTTTCAAGGATAGTGTATTCTTCGCTCTTATCTATTTTCTCTAACTCTTTCCGTGACATTGTAAGCATTGCATTAATGGTGTCTTCTACTTGTGATTTGTTGTATCCTATCTCCTTTAATTGGGTGATTAATTTTTTCGGTCTGCCTTGAATATTACGCCTTTCATCTTCACCTTTTTTGAATGGTTTTAGATTATCTAATACTTTTGGGTTATTTGCCATATCATTACAGAATTATTGCAGATTCATTTTCTCATTGTGTTTATCTATCCACTCTTGTCTAAATTGTTTTTTATCTCCTTTTTCGATATGACATTTCCGACAACAAGCGACTAAATTTTCAATTACATCTTTTGATTTACTTCCTCCCATACCTCTTGCAAATATGTGGTTAATATCCACTGCCTTTTGTCCGCATAGTTCGCAAGGAATAAAATCTGTTGTGTCATATCCAAAGTAGTCTAAATATACTTTAACATGTTTCTTCATTTGCTAAACAACATTGACCAGGGCGTTGGTAGGATTAAATCTCTCTCATATCTAAATCCGCACGTTTGAAATAAATCAATCCATTGGTGCTTATTCTTTATGTTGATATGACCCCATTCTTTGTCTAATCTACTTTCGTATGGTGTTGAACTAAAATGGAAGTAATTACATTGTAAGTCCTTTAGAAAAGGTACTAATTTGGTATCTGGTATGTGTTCAAATACTTCTATTGACGCTACTAAATCCCCTTTTATTTTCTCTTGGGTAAAATCGCAGTTGTACGCTATTGTGTTTAAAACTCTATCAATGTAGTATTCGTAGTGGAATTTGTTTTGGTCGTAGTATCTCACGCTTATACCTTTATCTCGCATTGCTAACGAATAGCCACCCATTCCACCGCCTAAGTCAACAAATTGTTCGGGGTGACATATTGGGGTTATATAGTCAGCGGTTGCCTTAAATAAGTTTAAATAGCCGATATCGTCTAAATGGATGTTCCATTCAAACTCTTTGTTGAAACACTTTTCATCGTCCCAAGTTCCACCGAAACTATTCATTTTCTTTTACGCTTAGGCTTGTGTTCATCATCCGCTAATTGTGCCAACTCTATCTCGTTAAATGCGGTTTGTATTTCCGATTCAATCGCAGCGGCTTTTTCTTCCTTTTCGATTTCGTCTAATCGTTGTTGGCTAAATATCAAAAGCGACAAAAACGCATCAGCAAAACAAGAACTACAACTTGGCAAATTACGCCCGTAAATTTCTTTATAAGCGTTGTTTAGTTTAGCCTGTTCCTCTGGTGTTAGGTTCAATACTTGCGACCTTTTGAAATCATCGTACTTAGGTGCTAATGAGCGTATGAATAATAGTTGTTCTTTCATATCTTAGGGTCTATTAGTGCTACAATTACAGAGGATATAGATGCGTAAAGTATTCCAACCCATCCGTAGGTAAATAGGAAAACCGATAAGCCTATCCACCAAGACATACAGAAAGCACAATCAATTGGTTTCATAGATTGCCAATGGTACGGATTGTTTCCGTAGATAAACCGCTTTAAATAGTCGGCAGGTTTACCGAAGTTCACAAGGATAATCGCAAAACACGCTACCCCTATAATTTCAAGAATTGTATTCATCTCTTATTTGTTGTTTTACTTTTTTTATTACTCTAAGTATTTCGTTGATACTGATTTTTGTTTGTCTATGTATGGCACGAGCCGAATTTCCTTCCATCCATATCTCGAAGATTTTACGTTCATACCAATGTAACTTCGGCAAGGTTCGCTCAATGGCGTTGTACTTAATCTCCTGAGCCTCTTTGTAAGGTATGGATTCTTCATCTGAAAACCTATCCTCCACTTCATCGCTCTCTTGAATTCGATGTTTTGCAAACGGACTGCATTTCCCGTGTATTGCGTTGTACAACAAGCGTACAACATAGAAGCGTATATAACCACCCTCATAAATTTCCTCTATTTGTTTATTAGGTTTTTCCATTATCGCAAGAAAAGCATACTGGTACAACTCCTCAGCCGTGTCCTTGTTAGGTGCTATCTTGTAACACGCCTCCAAGAACCACGACTCAGTTGTTAACCATTGTATAATCTCGTTGCGTTTGATATTCAAAGTTAAAACTTTTTTTCAATTTTACAACTATAACCTAATTTTTTATATTTTTTCTCATAATATTCCACTTCGGACTCGTTGTACAGAATGATTATTGACGTGTACAAGCCCTTTGTCACTATTAAATCCCAATACCTCAATGAGGGTGGCGTAGTTTCTTTGGAGGATTTTGTCATATTCTAAATAGTATTCGATTTGTTTACAAGCATTTAAAACTGTGCTATGGTCTTTTACAAGTATTCTACCTATCTGCGTTGTCTTATATCCGTAGTGAAAGCGCATAATGTAGCAGAATAAATGTCGTGGGATGGTAAAATCTGCTTTACGAGATGTTCCCAATACTTCTGATGGGGATGTTTCATAAACTTGGCAGATTTCTCTAAGTACTAATTCCCAATCTTCGCAGTTTTTAACATACTTGATTTTTGGATTTAGTAACTCGTGTCTAAGTTGTTTTAGTTTTTCCTCATACTGGCGTTGCATTGTTTCATGTTTCAATAGCAATGACTGATAACGCTTTTTTAAATCGTGGTGTTGTTGGTATATTGTTTCCATTATCGTTGTTCTTGATATAAAGTTCTTGCCGGTGTAAACGTTGTTTTAATCATTCCTACTTCTCCGTGTCTATTCTTCGCGATAATTAGTTCTGCCTCTTCTATTTCAATTTCTGCTCTATCGTAGTAATTCGGACGGAATGGAAAAAGAATAATATCCGCGTCTTGTTCAATACTTCCGCTCTCTCGTATGTCAGATAGCAATGGCCGCTTATCTGCCCTCTCCTCGCATTTACGCGATAATTGAGCCAATGCGATAACAGTTATCTCTAATTCCTTCGCCAATACTTTTAAGTTTCTTGATATGTCACTTATCTCTTGTTCTCTATTTTGCTTGTTTCCTTTAATCAATTGTAAATAGTCGATAACCAATATATTTAATCCGTGCTTTGCCTTATGGATTTTAACTTTAGATTTTATGGTTTGAATATCAACAATCGCCTCATCGTCTATATGAAACATTACTTCATCTGTTACAATCTTATTTGCAAGGTAGGAAATTTCCGATTGATTTAAATTACCGCTTCTAAGTTTGTATTGTGGTATCTCTGCAAGTAATGACATATAGCGTTTAGCAATCTGCTCTTTGCTCATTTCCAAAGACAAGAACAAACACTTCGCTCCAAGTTCAGCAGCGTTCCGAACAAATGAAAGTGCGATTGCAGTTTTACCTGAACCGGGGCGTCCTGCTATAATTACCATGTCCGATTTATTCCAACCACCTATAACTGAATCTAACTTGTGCCATCCGGTAGGCAATCCGCTTAAACTTTGTCCTCGTTCTATTGCGTAGGTTATTTGATCGAATACTTGACCAGTAACTTTCTGCATTTGTACACTTTCTTTTGCATGTACTATTTTGCTTTCTTCTACATACCGCTCTAAATCGTTTGTAATAGCGTTTAAATCGCGTTGTAAGTCAAGATTGGATAGTTTGTCTATCAACTCCTTTTTCATTGCCTTATATTGCAATTCTTTGATGTTGTGTTCTATCTCTCCATTACCCATTACTTTATTCATTAACAAGCTTACTTCGTAGGCATGTTCTTTTCCTATGTGATTAACGATTTCGTATAAACCAAATTTGCTATTTGACAAGTACAATTCTTGCATTGCCATCACAACTTTTTGGTGTACTACTTCTGTAAACCAATTGGCTTTTAATCTTGGTAAATAAACTAAGTTCTTATCCCAAAATAAAAGATTAGATATTATGTGCGATTCTAAATTCATTTTAAAATTGTTTATAGTTTAAAACTGGTTGTTGTTGTGGTTGGTTTTTCTTCCAAGTTATAACGGCTGCTTTCCAATTCTTCATTGGGTTGCGTCCTACTTTCCATCCATTGGCTTCGTAGTAGTTGTAGAAACGAGTTGATTCATCTTGCATACCTTGTTCTATCATGTAAGCCCTAATGTCGTTTTCTGTTGGCTTAATAAACTTCTTTACATTATCATTAACACTATCACTTACACTTACACTATCAGCTTTTTTGGGTTTTTCTAAAAAGGCTTGGGTTTTTTGGGTTTCGTTGGCTTTTGATGGTCTACCACCTTTTTTACCATTAAGTGATTGTTTTACAATATAATCATTCCACCTTTGCAAATCTCTTTTTAAAGATTGCTTGATTGGTTCAAATGCAATATTAATAATCAAATCCTCGGTGATAGGATTCTCATCGTTCACATAAGCGAATATATGCTTAATTAATTTACCTGCCATTTCATCTGGCAATTGGTTAAATACTCCACTTTGGTCTGTGTAAAGTATAAATGATTTTTTATTTTCTGCCATAAAAAAAGCCCATCAGATTTGCGGTAGTAAGAGTACACGCAAACCCAACGGGCAAATATCTTTTTAACTTTAGGATTCTCTTACAATCCAGTTAACGATTCAAATATAGGTATTTATTTCTTATTTTCCAACTTAATAAATCCTATTTCTTCATTGCTATTAGCACGATTGATAAACTGAATTTCAACCTTTGCAGTATTTACAATGACCTGTGCAACTTCGCTAATAGCCTTAGCGGTGTTTACATCTATTTCTTTTTCCTTGAGTAACTCTATCGTTTCAAATAGATGGTTGCGTAAATCCTCAATTTTGTTGCGTGGCATTATAGTAGTTTTAATTGTTTCTGATCATCCTGTTTTGTATGTTTTAATTTTTGCCTTGCTATTTTTCAAATGAGACGCACTATTTGCCCCACTATTTTTGATATCTGCGTCAATTCCATAAGGCGGGTCAACAATAGCCAATTCAAAATACTTGTCAGGATAACGAGCCATTAACTCCATATTATCTTCATTTGTTATTTGCATAGCGTTTCTCCCTTTCTTTAATGTTCTTTTTTAATCGTGACAATTGTTTGGTAATCTCTCGTAAATCATCAGGCAACTTGTTGTGT